CAGCGCATGCGCCGCGATCCGAAAGCCTATCCGCGCACGCCGCAGCACGACAAGGATGCCGACACGGTCACGGCCGGCATTCGCTACGTGTGCGACGGCAACAGGTGGGAGACCAAGGCAAGCAACGTTGCGCATGATGGTCTGGTGACGGGCATCGGTGTGGTCTGGATTGGCGTCGAGCCCGGACCGCTCGGCATGGACCCGAAAATTAAGCCCGTGGCTGTGGATCGGTTCTTCTACGATCCGCGATCGGAACTGCCCGACTTCTCCGACGCGCGCTACATGGGTCTTCATTTGTGGCTCGACGTCGATGAGGCGAAAGAGCGGTTCCCGCAGCACGCCCAAGCGCTCGAAAGCATGGTGGACCGGGACAGCGGCGTCCGTGGCTCCATGACCGTCGAACAGGACCGCGAAGAGCAATGGGGTGATTTCGAGCACCGCCGCGTGAGGATCATCGAGTTTTGGGAACGGCGCACGTATCAGGGCCGCCCGTACTGGTATTTTTGCCTGTTCACGGGCGACCTGGAGCTTGACAGCGGGCCGTCGCCGTATCTCGACGAAAACGGCATCCCTGATTGCCCATATGAGGCGTGGTCGCCTTACGTGGATGAGCGCGGGGACAGGTATTCGCCCATCCGCAACATGAAGCCGATGCAGGATGAGGTAAACCACCGTCGGTCCAAACTCTTGCATATGCTCAACGTCCGGCAGGTGCATGTCCGCCGCGGCGCATCCGACGACATCGACAAGGTGCGGCAGGAGCTGGCCCGCCCGGATGGCGTTGTCGAGCACGAGGGCGCTGAGTGGGGCAAGGACATCGGTCTTGTCGATCAGAGCCAGCAGATTCAGGGTCAGGCTGAACTGCTCGTGCAAGCACAGTCGAGCCTGGAAAACCTCGGACCCAACCCCGGCTTGATCGGCAAGGGCGGCGGTGTCGCCGATCAATCTGGCCGTGCCATCTTGGCGCAGCGCGACAGCGGCATGACTGAGCTGTCTCCAGTGTTTGAGCGTTTGCGCGATTGGAAGTTGCGTTGCTACCGCAAGATGTGGGGCCGCATGCGCCAGGCGTGGACCGAAGAGCGCTGGATCAGGATCACCGATGACGAAGGCGCGCCGGCATTTCTCGGCATCAACCAATTTGAGCAAGACCCGATGACGGGTGAAATCGTCGCCGGCAATCTCGTCTCGCAAATGGACGTCGACATCATCCTCGACGAAGGCCCGGACACGATCACGATGAACGAAGAGCTGTTGCAGACGTTCGCGCAGCTCGGCGAGGCCGCAGCGGGGCCGCTGGGCAGGATTGTCATTGAGCTGTCCAACACGCCGAACAAAGAACGGCTGCTCAAGATGCTGGACAAGGCGCAGGCGCCCGATCCGGCTATGGCCGAGATGCAAGCTAAGCTCGCCATGCTGGAGGCCATGCTCAAGGGCGCGCAGATCGATGAGAAGATCGCCGGCATCGAGAACAAGCGGGCCGACACGATTTCCAAGCTGATCACGGCGGCGACACCCCCGCAGCAGCAGACAGACGAGTTCGGCAATCCGTCAGGACCGCCGCCGGTTGCTGCCGATCTGTTGGGGGCTATGCAGGCTATGGCGATGTTCCCGCTCGATTACCGCGAGCCGTTGGTTGCCGAAACCGTTGCGCAACCTGCTGCACCGCCACAACCCGATATGCCGCCCGACATGATGGGCGCAGATGTTCCGCCGGAAATGGCGGCAGGTTTTGACCCGTCCATGGTGCCGCCGCCAGGCGAGCCGATGCCGGGTGAGTACAGTGTGGCCCCGCCGGCCTAACCGGCGTCTCGCCGTCGTTGGTGGCGCAAAACCAACGTAATCCGTGACCTGCAACGATACTGCGGAGGCATGACAATGGCCGGCGACAAGCTGGACGGCGATGACGCCGTTATGAGCGAAGTGTTTGGAAGTGACCGCGACAGGGGCAGCGAGACCGCGCCGCCCGTGGACGATGCGGAGACCGTAATCGAGGCCGATGCAGAAGCGGATGACACCGCCGAGGCAGCAGCCGAGACGACGGACGATGCGGAGCCCAAGTCACCCGGACGCGATCCAGCAACCGGCAAGTTCGTGCCTGTGACGGAGCTTGTGTCGGAGCGCAAGAAGCTCAAAGAGCGCATCGACAACGAAGCTCGGCTGCGGCAGGAGGCGGAAGCCAGGGCGGCGCAATACGAGCGCCAGATGGCCCTGCTTATGCAGCAGCAACGGGCTGTGCAGCAGACAGAAATTCCCGACCCAGTCATGGACCCGGAGGGCGCCTACCTCTACCAGACGCAGCAGCTTCAAGAGATGGTTGTGTCCAACATGCTTGACGTCAGCGAGTTCGCGATGCGCGCCAAGCATGGGGACGAAATTGTCGACAAAGCGCTTCAGGCTGCGTTGCAGACGGGCGTCAACAAGCACTTCATGACCCAACGCAATCCCTATGGCGCCCTTGTCGATTGGTATCGGCGCAGCATGGCGATGCAGGAAATCGGGGACGATCCGGCTGCGTTCCGCAAGCGCGTCGAAGAGGAGACGAGGGCGAAAATCCTTGCCGATCTCAAGGCGGGCAAGCTGCAGACGACGGCACAGCCACCGCAACGGCTCCCTGGCACGCTCGCCGACGCAACGTCGGCAGGTTCTCAGGGTGCTCATCTGTCAGACGAGGCCATGCTTGCCGGGATTTTCGGCAGCGACCGCCGGCAACGGCAGATCGCCTCGCGCTGACGCGCACGTCATAGAGGCAACACACAATGGCAAGTACGAACGTTCTCTCCGGCTTGGAACTGACCAAGTGGCGGAGAGAATTCATCCGCGCATACGTGCGTGATTCCGGATTTGAGCCCTACATGGGCGACTCGGAAATGGACATCATCCACGTCGTTACCGACCTCAAGACGGACGGCTACACCATCCGCGTGCCGCTGGTGGCCGATCTCAAGGCCAACGGCGTATCCGGCAACCAGAAGCTCACCGGCAATGAAGAGCAGATGGACCAGTATTACCAGGATATTTCCTGGGAGTTCTACCGCCATGCCGTCGAGACCACGAAGAAGGAGACGAAGAAGTCGGCCGTTGACTTGCTGGCTGTCAAGCGTCCGCTGCTGCGGTCGTGGGCGTCCGAGCTGATCAAGTACCAGCTGATCGACAGCTTCCACAAGATGTACGCCTCGAACTCGGGCGCACAAGAGAAATACTCTGACGCGTCCGAGGCGACCAAGGACGCGTGGCTCACGCGCAATGCCGATCGTGTGCTGTTCGGCAACGCCATCAGCAATCACGGCACGGACCATTCCGCTGCCCTCGCCAACATCGACACGACCAACGACAAGCTGACGGCGGCGTCGGTGCACCTCCTGAAGCGTCGGGCGCGCATGGCGTATCCGCGCATCCGGCCGTTCAAGACCGGCACGCAGGGGCGTGAATATTTCCTGATGTTCACGCACCCGCGCAACTTCCGCGATCTGAAGAAGGACACGACCATCGCCGCGGCCAACCGCGACGCACGGCCTCGGGATGTGAATAGCAATCCGATCTTCCAGGACGGCGACATCATCTATGACGGGATCATCTTCCGCGAGATTCCGGAGTTCGAGGTTGCCAAGCATTCGTCCGACATCAACGCCGAGACGACCCTGGAAGGCGTCGGCAACAGCTCGTCTGACGTCGGCGTCAACTTCCTGTGCGGTTGCCAGGCCATCGGCATGGTGAACAAGCAGGCGGCCACGCCGGTCTCCAAGAAGGAGGATGATTACGGCTTCGTTGACGGCGTCGGCATCGAGCTGGCGCACGGCATCGAGAAGCTGACCTGGGGCAACGGCTCCGAGAACCGCAAGGATCTCGGCATCGTCACCGCCTACTTCTCGGCCTCGGCTGACACCTGATCAATAGGAGACCGGTTCAATGGCAGCTGAGACGCTGACGGGCCTGCGGGCCGCAAGAACCTTCCCGGCACAGGGCGCCGGGTGGGCATCCGCTCCGGTGACGGTGTGGGGACACTATGCCATCGCCGCCAACGTCGAAGACGGCGACATCTTCGAGCTGTGCAAGACGCCAACGCAGGGCAGCGGGTTTCTGCTGCTCGGCGGTTGGGTCTCTGCCGACGACATGGACAGCGGCACGGAAGCGCTGGACATGGATCTTGGTTGGGCCGCCAACGGTTCGGCATCGGCGGCCACGATCAAGACGGCGTGGGGTCAGAGCTTCACGGACAGCGGCAACGCCGCGTCCGCAACGGGGCTCGGCAACTTCGGTGTCTGGTCCGGTGACGCCATCACCGATCTGATGCCGGCCGGCACCAACTATCGCCCGCTGGTGCTGCCGACGCCGCTGTGGTTCGCCATTCCGACCAAGATTCAGCTGGAGGCCAATGTGGCGGCGGCGACCTTCGTGGCCGGGGACGTCACGGTGACGCTAATTGGAAACCTGCTCTGATGGCGCTGCGGTCAAAGACCGACCTGGCGCGCGAGGCTCTGACAATCCTCGGCGTGGTTGATGCGCTCGACAATCCGACTGCCGAGGACGGGCAGTTGGCGCGTGATCGCTACGACGATCTGCGCGAGGAGCTAATCGACGACGGGTTGGCCTATTGGCCGAACACGAACGCCACCACAGCGGAAATCCCTGCTGTGGTGTTCTCGCCAGTCGCTCACATCTTGGCCGGGCGA